GATGAAAGATTAAAAGATAATATTAAACCAATAGAAGGAGCTTTAAATAAAGTTTCTCAAATAAGTGGTAATACTTTTGATTGGAATGAAGAAAAACAAGATATTTATAAAGGTAAGGATTATGGGGTTATTGCTCAAGAAATAAAAGAAGTAATGCCTGAACTCGTAGATACGAGGGACAATGGTTACCTTGCAGTAAAATATGACAAGATTGTTCCTTTACTGATTGAATCAATTAAAGAATTGAAAAGAGAAATTGAGGAACTAAAATCTAAATAGAATTTTAGTTTAACATGGCACAAACAATACATTTAAAACGCTCATCTACTCAGCATAAAGTACCGAGTACAGGTAATCTAGCTTTAGGTGAACTTGCCATCAACACTTATGATGGTAGAGTGTTTTTCAAAAAGAACGATGGTTCTGATTCCATAGAACACATCGTAACTACCGATTCCATAACAACAGGTTCAGTTTCCATTATAGGAAGTTTAGTAGTAGATGATATCACTATTGATGGTTCTACAATTTCAGATAGTGGTGATTTTACTTTAGATGTAGGTGGTGATATTACATTAGATGCCAATGGTGCAGATATCGTATTAAAAGATGATGGTACTGCGTTCGGTAGATTTAAAAGAGATACATCTGATTTTGTAATTAAATCGGAGACAAACGATAAAGATATTATATTCAAAGGAGTTGATAATAGTTCTACTATAACAGCTCTTACTTTGGATATGTCCGATGCTGGTTCAGCAACATTTAATAATCATGTAACAGTTGGTGATGATTGTACTGTTACTGGTAATCTTGGTGTAGGTGCCTTAAATGCTAGTTATGGTTTCTATAACAATACAACTTCTTATCTTAATGGGAACACAACAGTAAATGCTAATTTAACTGTTGATGCTGGTGCTATATCTATATCTGGTGATGGTGCTAATGCGACAACCTTAACAGAAAGTGGTACTGGTGATTTTGAAATAAATACCGTAGCTGATATAGTATTAGATGCCGGCGGTGGTGATATACAATTGAGAGATGACGGTACTACTTTTGGAACTTTTTCAAATTCAAGTAGTGATTTTTGGATTGGAGCTGGAGTACAAGATAAAGATATAGTATTTAGAGGTAATGATGGTGGTTCATATATATCAGCTCTTACTTTAGATATGTCTAATGGAGGTTCAGCAACATTCAGAGATGACATTGATTATGGTGGTAAAATTACTCAAACTGGAACAACTGCTAATACTTTTGCAGGAAGAGTAGATGTAGATGATACAACTTCATCAACAAGTAAAACGACTGGGGCATTAGTTGTAGATGGTGGTATTGGTGCAGCTGGAAATATTAATGCGGGTGGAGATGTTGTTGCATATGCTTCTTCAGATGAGAGATATAAAGATAATATTATTCCAATAAGAAATCCAAACGAAAAAATACAACAAATCGGTGGATATACTTTTGATTGGAATGATAAACACGAAATATTCAAAGGTAAAAAAGATATCGGTGTAGTTGCACAAGAAATAGAAAAAGTATTACCAGAGATAGTTGAAACAAGAGATAATGGATTCAAGGCCGTTAAATACGAAAAAATAGTTGCTCTTCTTATAGAATCTAATAAAGAACTTATCAAACGAGTAGAAGAGTTAGAATCAAAAGTAAAATAAATGTACGATGTTTATTACACAACTGGCGGTGGCCCTTATACCAACGCGGGTTCTGATAAATGGGTAAATGATTGGTTAGAATTAGTTGTACCAAAACTAGATGTAAAACCAATACTTCTTATTCATAGAAACAAACCAAACAATTTCGACCAAATTGATTATGAATTTCCAATTGAAGCTCATTGGCATGGAGATGATATAAATAAGTTTGAAGAATTATGTAAAGGTGCAAGAAGAATTAATATATTACATGGTCATTACACACCAATGAAATGTATTATAGATAATAAAGATAAGATACATTCAAATATCTTACATAATTCAGTAGACCATGTATTAAAATCTTCTGCAGGTACAGATTCAAGAGCAATACATGCACCATATATGGATTCTGCTTGGGAAAAAGAAGTTGTAGAATATTCTACTCATAATATTTGGGTTGGATTATTTGATATTCTTATTAAAAACCAAAACATTCAAAACTTTTATGAATTTAAAAAGAATTGGGATTTATCAGAATCAAATACAATAGGATTTTGTGCAAGACCAGAAGGAAGAAAAAATCCACATTATTTAGATGGTATGAAATCTTTTATGTTTACAGAAGGATTGGAAATTATGTGGTATTGGAAAACAGGACAAAAAATAGATTTTAGTAAATCTAAAATATATCACTACCATTCTGAGTTCAAAGATGAGTTTTATAAAAAGGATTGGGGTATATCTCATTCATGTTTTATTAATGAACCATTTGGTTATGGAATCTTTGAAGCAGTTGATTATGGTAAACTACCTATTTTATACGAAAATTGGTGTAAAGATTTCAAATATCCATATCGTGCAACATTCAAAAAGGATTTTGATGATATTTATAGAAAGATATGTGATGAATCCTACGAAACAAAGAAATTTTGGTTCGATAAGTTAAAATCGTACATGATAGATAATTATACGAATAAAAATCAATGGATTACTTCACTATTAAATATTTATAATATATAGGAAGATATTATGCCAACATTATCATCAGGAGATACACTCAGTTTAAAAAGTTTAGGAACAGCTACAGGTACAAGTTCAGGTAGTGGTGTTTCTCTAAATGCAATAAATGGTAGTGCTGGTGCAACAGTACAACTTTCACAATACGCAATAGATAGTGTAGGTTCAGTTAGTGGATTTACATATGTAGTTGAAAGTACAACCGAAACTTTTAGATTAAACTTTAGTGGTTCTGGTTCAAAGTTTACCGGAGCAATTGCAGATAGGTCTCCTAATTTCCAATGGAGTGTTGGAAGTGGAGCCAAAATGGCAGTATCATCAAACTCTGGAGAAACTGCTGCATTTGCTGCAAGTGCATTATCAAATGTTGGTGATGGAGAACAACAAACAGAATTACAAACAGTAGTTACTCATACAGTAAGAGTTAAATTTGATGACACATATAATGGTCATGCAACAAATTTTGATGCAAACAGAGATAAAACTGTATATGTAGTAGATTCATATGATAACAATGCTGCTTCATTATGTTTAACTGCAGATTCTCCAATCACAAAATGGGATGGGAGTATAGTTGAGGTTGGAGATTTAGATGAAGGAGATGAACTACTAGGATATAACCCAAATAATTTAAATTTAGATTCAGATGATGATTTCTTTGAATGGAATGCAAGAGATGTACATGGTGAGTTCTGTAAAGTACAAGTAAGAGATATTATATATTCTTTTGCATCATCATATTATAACATCAATGATGGAGAAATTACGGCAACATCTGAACACCCAATGTTAGTTTGGGATAACGAACAACAAATATATAAATTCAAAGAAATTTTTAGAATAAAAGTTGGAGATAGATTAATTAAAGCTGCTGGAGGAGTAAAAGATGGTGTGATTGAAGTTGATGTTGATAGTATTAATCATATTAAAGAAAGTGTAGAGATTGTATCTATTAATGTAGAAGATGTAGATACCTATTTAGTAAATGGATATATAACTCACAACAAAGGTGGTAATTCACATACAGATACTTCAGCACCAAGTGCAGTAACAGGTTTATCATGGAGTCAACCAACTCTTAGTTGGAGTGCATACTCCGGAGCAACTGCTTATGATTTCCAAGTTTCTGCAGTATCAAACTTTGGTTCAACAGTAGCTAATGAAACAGAATGGAGTTCAACTGATGCAGAATTAATAGATGGATATAGTTTATCCGCAGGAACTACATATTATGCAAGAGTAAGAGCAATAAAAAGTGGGTTGGCAGGAACATACTCATCTACTTTATCATTTACAACTGATTCTGCGTAGAACAAAAATTGCGTTTGACAAAAAATCTTATATTTATATATACAACTAATCATTTTTAAAATATATCAAAATGGCAAAACAAATTAAGTTTACAAAAAAAGAATTAGACCAAATTAATGAATTAAGACAAAAAATTGGTCAATCATTCGCACAAATTGGTCAATTACACTTGGAAAAGAAAAGAAGAGTTCAAGAAGTAGACCAACAAATCCTTCAAGTAGAGGGAAATTACACAACATTAGTTCAAGAAGAACAACAGTTGTTTACAGAATTAAATAAAACATATGGAGATGGGAATTTTGACCCCGAAACAGGAGTTTTCACCCCAACAGTAAAAGAATCTACTGAAGCAGTAACAACTGCTAAGTAATTTTTGTGTTTTAGAAGTTTTAAATAATACTTATATGTGTATCATTACACAAACCAGATAATAGGAGTAAAATAAAATGGCAGAAAAAATTGTATCACCTGGTGTATTTACAAGAGAGAATGACCTATCTTTCCTTTCTCAAGGAATTGGAGAAATAGGAGCAGCAATAATAGGACCTACAAAAAAGGGCCCTGCGTTCGTTCCAACTGTAATAAACACACAATCAGATTTCGATGAAATCTTCGGTACACCTGATGGAACATACTATACAGGATATACCGTACAAAATTATTTAAGAGAAGCAGGAACCGTAACAGTTGTAAGAGTTGGTCACATAGGTGGTTATACTCAAACTAATGGTATTGCTTTAAAAATTAGTGGTTCTGATGGAGGACAAGTTGTAGCTGGAACACTATTCAACTCAAGTGGTTCAGACGCTTCAGTTGGATTTAATATTGCAGCATCATCAGCTTCAATTGAATCACAATTATCAGCTTCGGCTTTCACAATTAGTGGTTCATTCGGAGAAGTATCTTCTTCAGTATTATACACTGCAGGAAATGACATTGCAGATGTATTCGGAGAATCACCATATGGACCGAAAACGGCATATGCATATAACTGGTTCCAATCAGCATCATATGACCAGAGAACTTATATATCTGATAGTGGTTCTAAAGTAATTGCAGAACAACTACCAGCACAATTATTTACAAACGATGTACAACACGCTACTACTCCATATATCGTTTCACAAAAAATCTCAGGACAAAGACACAACTTGTTTAGATTCCATACTTTAGGTGATGGTACATATACGAATCAACAATGTGTAATTTCTATATTCAATGTAAAAGAAGCTGGTTCTTCTAATGCTACTGATTATGCTACATTCTCAATTGCAGTTAGAAAATTTGGTGATACTGATAAGAGAAAATCAGTATTAGAAACATTTAATAATGTAAACCTAGACCCTGCATCACCTCAGTATATTGCAAAAGTAATCGGAGATAGAAATGTATCTATCGATGCTAATGGAAAACAAACTGATAGTGGTGATTATAGAAATAATTCAAAATATATTAGAGTAGATGTTAATGAAGGATTCCCTGTCACTGCTGGACCATTTGGTCATGAGGCATACTTTAATCCAGTAAAATTAACTACTGATACTGAATTAGCAGCTGTTAAATTCAGAACATCTTCAGATTCAAATACTGCATCAAGTAAATTAAACTTTGGTGGTATTGATTTAGAAACTGCAGTAGTTAAGAAAGATAACTTTAACTATCTTGCACCTACTCCAACAAATGCAACAACTGGTTCAAACACAGTATTTGCTTTTGACCAACAACTTTCTTATGAGTTGACTGGTTCAACAAATTCTGATGCTAAATCAATCGATGTTGCTAAAAGACAATTCTCAGTAGGATTTCAAGGTGGATTTGATGGTGTTGCACCAACAATATCTCCATACTTAGGAAGTGGAATATCTGCTGGAAATTCACAAGGATTTAGTTTAGCAAGTTCAACTGCAAGTGGTTCAGTTGCTTATGTAAAAGCAATAAACGCAGTATCTAATCCAGATGATTTTGATATCAACTTGGTATCTGCACCTGGTGTTGTAAGAAGATTACATTCTTATGTGTTTGATAAAATTACTGATATGGTAGAAGCTAGACAAGATGCTTTCTTTATCGGTGATGTATCTGCACAAGATGATAGTATTGGACAGGCAGTAACACAGGCTGAAGCAATTGATTCTAACTATGTAGGTACTTACTACCCGTGGGTTAAAACAATTGATGCTAACACAAATAAATTAACGGCTGTTCCACCATCAACTTTATTACCTGGAATATATGCAGCAAACGATAGAGTAGCTGCAGAATGGTTTGCACCTGCTGGGTTAAACAGAGGTGGAATTGTAGGAGCAGTTTCTGTACTAAACAGATTAACACATGCTGAGAGAGATACATTATACGAAGGAAAAGTTAATCCAATTGCACAGTTTCCAGGAGAAGGAATCGTTGCATTCGGACAAAAAACTTTACAAGATAAGGCATCTGCTTTAGATAGAATCAATGTTCGTAGATTATTGATTAAAGTTAAGAAATTCGTTGCAAGTACTTCAAGATACTTAGTGTTCGAACAAAACACAGCTCAAACAAGAAGTAGATTCATAAATACAGTACAACCGTATTTAGAAGGAGTACAACAAAGACAAGGGTTATATGCATTTAGAGTGGTAATGGATGAAACTAATAACACACCAGATGTAATCGATAGAAACATTTTAGCAGGTCAGATATTTTTACAACCTACTAAAACTGCTGAATTCATTGTAATTGATTTCAACATTCTACCGACTGGGGCTTCATTCTCGGCGTAATTAAATGAAAAAAAAGAAATTATATATTTATTAGTATAATAAGGAGAAAAACAAAATGGCAGAAGTATTAGAATTTAACGATATGTTTTATACCAACTTCGAACCGAAGATGAAGAATAGATTCATCATGGAAATCGATGGTATCCCTTCATATCTAATCAAAACAGCTAACAGACCTTCAATCCAATTTGAGGTAGTAACTCTTGACCACATAAATGTTAAGAGAAAACTCAAAGGAAAAGGTGAGTGGCAAGATGTTGAAATAACATTGTATGACCCAATTGTACCAAGTGGTGCACAATCTGTAATGGAATGGGTTAGAACATCACATGAATCCCTAACAGGTAGAGATGGATATGCTGATTTCTACAAAAAGGATATAAACTTTTATATGTTAGGACCAGTAGGTGATAAAATTGAACAATGGACTATAAAAGGTGCATTTATCAATAACGCAGTGTTTAATGATTTAGATTGGGCATCAAATGACCCGGCAGAAATCACACTAACACTATCTTATGATTACGCAATACTAGAATTCTAATACTAATAATATATTTTCAAGGAAGAAGGTTCTTTTCGTAAGAACCTTTTTTTATGTCAACTTTTTAACTTTTATATATTTATATACAAACAAATAAAAGTTATTATGGCAAATTATGATTTCCCAACAGAAGTGATAGAATTACCATCCAAAGGTAAAATATATCCAGAATCAAACCCATTATCAAAGGGTAGAGTAGAAATCAAGTATATGACAGCAAAAGAGGAAGATATACTTGCTTCTCAGAATTTAATCAAAAAAGGGGTAGTTCTTGATAAACTATTCGAATCAGTAGTTGTTGATAAGGACATTGATATAAACGATATTATAATCGGTGATAAAAATGCTATTCTTTTAGCAACTCGTATTTTAGGATATGGTTCAGAATATCAAGTAGAAATAAATGACCCATTTACTGGTGAACAACAAAAAACCTCCATTGATTTAGCAAAAATTCAAACAAAAGAAATAGATGAAACTCTTCTTAGTAGAGATAACTTATACGAATATGAGTTACCAAAAGGTAAGAAAAAAATAAAATTTAAGTTATTAACTCACAAAGATGAGAAAGATATCACTGCAGAGGTACAAGCACTACAAAGATTATCAAAAGGAAAATCTGATGTAACCTCAGATGTTACTACAAGATTAAAATACATGATACAAGAAGTAGACGGTAATGGTGATAGAGGATTCATAAATAATTTTGTAACAAATAGTTTATTGGCTTTGGATACGAGGTCATTAAGAAGTTTCATTAAAAATATAAGTCCAGATATGGATATGAAGTTTGATTTCACATCAAGCATCACGGGTGATACGGAGACACTCGATATCCCCTTTGGGGTCTCGTTTTTTTACCCTTCCGAGTGATTATAGTATTCAATTACATAATCAAATTTGGGAAATGGTTAACTATGGTAATGGGTTTACATGGAAGGATGTTTACTTTATGCCAATCCATTGGAGAAGGTTCTACTTCAAAAAATTAGTAGAGGCTAAAAAGAAAGAAAAACAAGAAATAGACAAATCCAAGAAAAGACCTAAAGGACCAAATGTAAGAGTGAGGAAGTAATTTCCTCACTTTTTTTATGCTCTATATTTATATAAGAATAACTAACTAGGAAAGTCAAATGGCAAAAAAAACACAAAACGAAGGATTATTCTCAGCAACTAAAAGATTTAGTGATGCATTTTTTGATGGTTTAAAAAACAACC